CTTGTGGCAAGGTTGCGGTAAGTAGCGGATTTGAATCCATGCTTTCTTTCAGTCTTTATTCTCTTTAACAATCCCACATGGCTTATCGTTCTACCTGTTGTGGTGGTAAGCCAAGCCGCTACCTGTCTAGAACTGTATTGTTTTAAGTGTTTCTTAGCTAGTTCTAACGCTTCAAGTTCTGTAGGTATTGGCTGCAAGAGGTCAGGATTTTCTTCATCTTGTCTGTAACCAAATGGTATAGTCTTTCTAATCTTTGGAATAGGTACATATGTTTCCTTTGCTTTGGGCTGTGGCAATATCCAAGCCCCTAAGTCTCTTTCACTCACCGCTGTCTTTGGCTGGTAAAATCATGATGCCGTTAGGTGCTGTCACCTGAACTTTCTCTGTCTTCACCAAGCCAGCCCTGTCTAACAAATCCTTAGCAGCGTTGAGCTTCTCTTTCAAGCCTAGCTCTGTAGGATCGGAAATGCCACTAACAACCGCCATTGCTGCTCTAGGAGCATTCATAGCGATGTAAAGCTGTGTAGCCTCAATCACTTCTTCCTTGAGAGTGTCCATAATCATCTTGGTAGCATAGCCTTCGCTGTAACCAGCAAGCTGTCTTGCCTTAGCCGGATTACCTCCAGCCTCGGCAAATAACACCTCAATGAATTTCTTCTGTTGTTCGTTTAGTTCTCTTTTAGCCATTGTATTCCTTATTAGTTTGCAGGAGCATATTGCTCTAATGTTTTAACAGACACTTCAACAGCATTGTTAACACTGCATAGTCCTCTAATCTTATCGTTCTGTAAAAGATAAAACGCTTTAGTTATCTGTAGCATACTATTAGGCTCAAGTCTCACTGTCTCAGCTATGGTGTGGTATGCAGAGCCTGTAGAGTCATACCAGTCTAATGAGAAGGTGACATAGCTAGTGGTTACATTAGTGATGTAGATGCTATCTACATCTGCCTTAAATGTAGGCGGCACTGTATAGATGTCTTGATTGCTGGTTGTCAGCGTAGCACCTATTGTTCTATTCTTTGTTGTCATGTTAAATCATAAAAATCTAATGATCCAATAATTGAATCTGTTCCACTCAATGTTCTAGCCGCAAGAGTGATGACATCACTAACACCAGCAACAGTACTACCAAGCTGCAAATCCCAATTGTAATCCTCGTTGTTAGCAACAGCACTTGCCGACTGATTGGTTGCAGCAGCATATTGATTTGAAATCATAGTGCCACCAGACATAGCTGTTGCTGCTACATCAAAATCAACATTACTGAAGGTTGTTGTATCGTAAGAAGCACTGGTCAGTGTTGCGTTACGAAACAATGCAATCTCAAAATTGCCAGTTGATATTGGAAGTGCAATATATTTGCTTGGAAGGATGACAGCATCAAGTCGATCTGAAGCAAGTCGAAGGGAAACAAGTGGAATAAAACTAGTTGAAATACTTTTAGATGTAGTATTTCTAGCCACAGACTGTGCCACCTTACGCTCATACCCACCCTCTGACATTACAGATGAACAAATCTGCTTCATCGTAGAAGAAGATGCTGTGGTTCCAGTGTTTGTAATTTCAATACGGATTGGTAAACTTGCTGTGGTCATGTACACAGATGACACATTATTAGCGTGATTGAATCGATGGCATATATATAAAAGACCATCAATGACAAAACCCATACGAACAGTACCAACACCAAGCCATTCAATGTCCGTATACAAGATGTGTGTTTTAGTTGTATCTAAAACTATACCACTTGGTCCAGTACCATCAAACTTATCAGTGTTCCAACTACTTTGTTCAATACGATTTTCAACAACACTACCACTGGCATAACTACGAACAACAAAGTTTTTAGTTGTTCCGTCAAGCTCAAAGAAAATACCATTGGTTGGAGTGAAGCTACCAACTCGTTGACGCAGGTTTGTCTTACCAGCAGCAAACACAAACGAGTTAAATGTCAGCAAACTTTTACCAGACTGATAAGGAAAGCATCGTTTAGTTTGACGAATAACCTGATCACCGCTGGTAGTTCCAACAGCTAAAGCAACAGAACTTTCATTGATCAAGTGTGTTGCTGAACCACCCCCAGTTGTTGATGTATCAAAATACCCATTATCTTTATATCGTTGTTGACTATCAAAGAAAGTAAGTGGTGTACTGGTCCTCAGTCTTCCAAATGCATCTGTGTTAGTACCACCAAAGCTGACAGTGTTTCCACTGTCAGCAATGCGTACAAGTTCTGGGTAGCTGGTAATTGTCATTTCTTCTTAGGCTTCACTTTAGCTTCAGACAAGGCAATGGCAATGGCTTGCTTGGGATTCTTAACAACAGGACCACCTTTACCACTGTGCAAGCCCTTGTCTTTAAACTCACCCATCACCTTGGCAATTTTAGCTGTTTGCTTTTTAGTAGCCATTATTTCTTCTTAGCTTTCATTGGCTTACCAACACCAATCATAATGGCAACAACAGGCTTACCACCCTTGCCCTCCTTAGCCATACACTTACCAGCAGCTTTACACTTGGCTGGTGTGGGGCATCCCTCACAAGGTTTAAACGCTTTCTTAGTAGCCATCATTTACCTTTCTTAGCTGGAGCTTTTTTAACAGCACCACCCTTAGCCATCATTGGTGTTTTAGCTGGCATAGCATAACCACCACCCATCATCTTCTTCTTTGCATTAGTGGCTGTACGGCTACCTCGAACAGGCATACCACCATACATCATCTTCTTCTCAGGAACCTTAGTAGCTTCAAAAGCTTTACGCTCTAGCTCATTGGCCCTGTCCAAGTAGGTGTTACGCACCTCTTGAGGGACAGAAGTGTCCTTAGCCTTCTCACGGTACATCTTAACTTTCTCTGCATCGGTAGCCATATTATTTCTTTCCTTTTTTACTAAACATATTATGGGGCTTCATAGAAGCACCAACACCCTGATTAACATATCCACCCTTGGCAAGCTTCTTCTTATCTTTAACTTCTTTAACTTCTTGGTAGGAACCATTGTCCATCTTTTTAAGTTCTGGTCCAGTAGGCTTACCATCAGCTCCAATGCGTCTGCCATACCCCTCACGGGTGCTTTGCATAGTGGAGGTATCGTTCTTTAAGTCTCTCTCAAAAGTTTCACCAAGCTTACGATCTGCTTCACTTGATGACTTTTTAAGCTTCTCAATGTTTTCTCTTTTACTGTCATCATTGAGCTTCTTGAGAGAAGCCATCATCTTTGCCATATCATCATCTCTTGCCATCATTATTCCTTTTAGTTACCACTTAACCTTGTCTGCCCAATATGCAGCAGACATCTTACCCTTGTTAATGTTCTCAGCATGACGAGCTTTGAAGCTCTTCTGCCTAGCCTTGTCCTTAGGAGTGTCTGGACTAGAGCCAGCACCACTAACACCTTGTTGTCCAAACCTAATGAGCTTCACTGTATCACCATCTTTAGCTAACACAGCATGACTCTTCGTAGGATGTTTTGGTGTAGCCTTAGGTTTGTTATACCCGCTAAACTCTTCACTACCTTTTTTAATCATCGGAACTTGCTCACTTTCTTAGCAATCTCTTTAGGCTGTTTAACAAACTGCTTACCAGCCTTTGTACCTTCACGCTTGGCCTTAGTGGTGGCTGCATACTCAGCAGAGCTTAAAGACTTAATGGCAGCTTCAGGCAGATAACGCTCTCCTGTTTTAGCAGAAGGCTTACCAGACTTAGTTGTCCACTTCTGGGCTGTCCAATCCTTTAAAGACTTCTGAGAAGGCTTCATTTGTAACCACCACCAGCAGCTTTATACTTCTTTGCTACAAGCTGTGCTTTCCTAGCAGACCATTCACCAGCATCACCACCCTTAGTGCCAGCTTTAACACTGGCTACCAACGCCTTACGCATTGTAGGCTTGGTGTAATTGCCAGCAGCATTAACTGTGCTTTTCTTTGTAGCCATGTTCTTTCTTCTTTGGTAAGTGTCTGTGTTCTTTCCATCCCTCAGCTCTCATAGCATCTTCAACTCTGTCTAAGGGAAATACATATCCTGTGTTCTTCTCCAGTGCTGCTCTAACATAATAGACATCACTGTGGAATAGGTGCATCTTATCTACATAACCTCTGTGTAACGCTAGTGAAGCCTGTGTAGCCACACTGTAGGGGTATGTGTTTGTTAAACCTCTGTCAT